CGTGATAGTTACTTTGTTTGTTTGCCCTGCGCGGTGCGCACGAGAGTTAGCTTGCAAGTAAATCTCCGTAGATGATACAGGCCCCCACCAAACAACTTGGTCGGCTCGCGTTAGGGTAATCCCGTGGGCAGTAGCTTGGGGAATCATGAGTAAAATGCGCGGCTCGTCTTCGGTCTGGAACTGTTTGATAATGTCTGCGCGGCGTGTGGATGCAACCCCACCATGAATGACTGCCGTTGTATAACCTGCGGCCTCTACCTTGGCTTGGATCATCTCCAGCGTGTGCCGATACGGCACGAACACCAGCACCTTATGGTCAGTCTGTGCAATAACGTCAAGCAGCTCTCCAACTCGATTGGCTACATCAAACTCAACCACGTCTCCATCATCCGTATAGACTGCACCTTGTGATACCTGCAAGAGTTTGTTCAGCATAGCGGCGGCATTGACCGCGGTAATCTCTGAGCCTGCAGCCACTGCAATCATTTGCTTGCGAAGCGTTTCGTAATACTTTGTTTGCTGCGCCGTAAGCGGCACCTCTCGGGTGGAGTACAACATGTCCGGCAGGTCAAGGCACTCCTCTTTGGTAAAGCGTATCGCTGGTTGCAATACCTGATGCACAATGTTTTGCGCTTCTTGCCGGGGTGCCCACTTGTACTGCGTAATCTTAAGCATCACACGATCGCGGAACGCTCCAAAGAACCGAGGCACAGCATCAGGGTTTACAAGCTTGGCCAAGCCATACGCATCTAGCGGGGACTGCGAAGCGGGAGTACCCGTCATCATCCACAAACGAGTCGCTGGTTTAATCAGCGTTGCTAAGGCTTTCCATCGATCGGTCTGCACGGACTTGACTGCATTGGCTTCGTCAACAATCACAAGGTCAAACCCGCCAGCTTCCAACTCTTCGCGCACTACCTTGACGCCATCAAAGTTAATGATGACAAATTCGTAGTTGCCCTTGATGATGTTTTGCCGCTGTGTGCGCGAGCCCTGCGCAATGGCTACCGTGCGGTGCATGACCGTCTTGAATAAGTCCGATCGCCATGCAGTCTCCATAATCGATACGGGGCAGACAATCAGGACTCGCTTGACTTTGCCCTTGGTCATAAGGTAGTCGGCAGCCCACGCCGCGGCGCTGGTCTTGCCTGTACCTGCCTCGTTAAACACGAAGCACCGAGGGTTGAGCGTGAGGAACTCTGCTGTTGTGCGCTGATGGTCAAATGGGGTGAACAGGCCGGGCCACTTATACCGGCTTGCAATGGGGCTAGGCACATCCTTGATACCTATATTGCGAAGCAATTGCACTTCGTCAAAATCCCAGTTCACAATGATCTGATCGACATCGCCATTGCTGGCAAGTACTTTACTTTTAGGGATGATCGCAGTGATCTGCCCCGCCTTGCGTGTGTTAAACACAAGGGCTTTATCTTCAACAATCTGCATATGCTTTGACTAGAGGTGACAAAAATAGCCGGGTAGCAGTGCTACCCGGCAAAAAGAACAAACCATGAAACGACCTAGAGTTACGGCTCTAGGTGTTTGAATCTTACATTACTTTTTGCGCTCGCGCTTGGAAATTTGCGATTTCATTGCGCCGGTTTTGGTGCGGGAAAAGCTGGTGTTTTCCGACTGAGGCACTGCTCTGAGGTTAGCCATCTTCAATGGAGAGCCGCCTTTTGATAGGGCTTTCTTATGGTCAATGTCTACCGTGCTTGGCAGGTTGCCATGCTCTTTCTCGTATTCCCTACGAGCTTGGTTGCGAATGGATCGCTCTTTGATTTGTTTGGGAGTGCCTTGGTACTTAGCGTACTCGGCGGCATAGTCGCGTGGTTTAGCCATGATGGTGATCGCATGAAGAGACCGGGCAAAATTTGCACAGGGCTGACGCCCGAGGATTCCATACCCCTACGTCAACGGCTGCTTCGATAGCCCCTGCTCTGCCTGCCCATTTCGACAGAATCTCGGGGAGTTGTGTACGTTTGAACTCGGCCTTAATGATGTCCCCAACCACGACAAAAAGCAAGACCCCTCGGACGGTATCGACTTCTGGAAAGTGCAACATAACCATTGCTGCCATGAGTTCAAGCTGTGCGGTATCCGCAAACCGGCTGGATTTGCCGGTCTTGTAGTCAGCTACCCGAGCCACCTTTCCGTTTGGGCTGATGGCAAGATAGTCCGGTATGCCTCTGAACCATACGTCTTTGTCAAAGAATCCACACGGGCTAAAGTCAGCTCGGATAGCCATGCGTTCTTCGCACAGGATTGTTCCTTGCGCGGCAGCGAGAGGTTCCACGAATGGGCGGTACGCCGCAAAAGTTGCCGGAAGTTCAACTCCATCTTTGATGAAGTCTTCAAATGCTTTGTGTACAGCGGTTCCATAGAGAGTTGCTTCAGTGTCTTTTGATTTAAATTTTTTGAGGATACGGACTTCATGGTACCTGCGGGGGCATCCTTCGTAGTCTTTGATTGATGAGTAAGAATGTGCGAGTGCCATAGGATTAAACAAAAGGTTTGTTGGGGCCTCCAGTTTAACAGTCTCCGTAGCTTTCCCCTATACCTGATTCGCATGCCAGTGGCAAGCCGACTGCCCACTTGGGGTTCCAACTCATGCACTCCTCCAGATAGGCTTGAGCCTCAGCGGCTTCTTCCTTCTTGGCAATGATTGCAATGGCGTCATGCACAGTCAGCACCACCTTGTACCGCTTGGATACTCGCAGCATCTGCTCAGCTACGACCTGCCGAGCTACCGCCTGACAGACATTCTCCACAACCTTACCGCCATAGATACGAACGGGTAGCCCTTTAGACATGTACACAAGCTCGCGCTTGCCATCGTCCGCTACGTGAGCCCGAAGTCCGGGGTACTGGATATGCAACCCGCTTGGAAGCGTGAGCCCTTTGCCGGGTATGGCATGGACGACCCCCTGTGCATCTACCTGCGTTGTCTGCCCTTGCATTAACGCCGTGAGGCCGTTGCCTGCTTTCTGCCAGAACTCCGCGATGCGACCCGCGGCTGAACGGTACGCATCAATAATGCGCTTGGCTTCTCCAAGAGACACCTCAACCCCTGCTTGAGTCTTTAGGAACGCTTGCAACTTGACGTGACCGACTCCATAGCCCGCCCCCAGAATCACAGTCTTGCCCACCTGCCGTTGGCTACCCGCGCCGGACGTAACCTCGTCAACAGGGATGCCATAAATCTGCGAAGCCATGAGTTTGTAAACATCTTTCTTTTCCTTGAACGCCTGCACAAAGTCAGCCTGCCCCGCCAACCATGCAAGCACACGGGCTTCGATCTGCGCGGAGTCACAGTCAATGACCACGTATCCTTCTGGGGCCTTGATTGCCTTCTTGATCTTGCCTGCGTTCTCACCGCGTGATGGGAGGTTTTGAAGGTTTACAGAATCTTGCCCTGACCAGCGGCCAGAATGGGCACCATAATAACGAAGAGGTACAGGAAAACAGCCTCGACCAGCCATACCAATAAAGCGCTCAGTGCGAGTCTCTTCAAGTGTTGTCTTATTTCCGAGCCGGGCTGCCACAAGGGCTTGTACGCGTTCATCTGGATGCTCCGCTAAAGCTTTAAATTCATCATCTGTTTTGGCAAATGCAAATGCCACTTTGCCCGTGACCGGGCTTACTTTCATGGGCGGCGCAACGCCGTAGTTCTCCAGCACCGTGGCGAACTTGTGATTGGACATTAAGAGCTTCTTGATGCCGTCCATGCCCTCGCTAAAGATCGTATGCACATACTCAGGCTCAGCATCTTTCAACATGAAGTCCCGCACACTCTCCATCAGCGCGACCTTGCGATCCCTGACTTCCTCCAAGTGCCGCACCAGCATGGGCTTGTCCAACTCCAACACGGGCTCAATGAACATGCGTAGCGTCAGGTCAATCAGCTTGAGCTCAGACTTGGGGAACCCAAGGTTCATGTACATCATGAACAAATCATAGGTCAAGTCAACGTCATTGATACAGTACGCACCATACCGACCCAACTCATAGGGCGTGAAGTCTGCGTAGCGTTTGCCTTTCGCATCCTCTACCTCAGTGCCTTTCACACCGACCCCCATGCGCTCAGCTTGCGCTTTGAGGCTATGCGTTTTCTCATGCGGGAACAGGGCGCGGGACATCCCCATAATATCTACCCACACCGCAGGCGTAATGCCGTATAGCCAATGCATGACAGCCCCATCGAACGCAGTGTTCTGGCACACCACCATCGCATCAGACCAATCAATAGATGCCAGCACCCGCTCAACGTCAGGCTTAGGCACCCATTCGGTTGAGCCGTCATCAATCTTGTAAGCGAACCCAATGGTTTCCCATTGGGGGCTTCGCACATACTCCTCTGTGGTCAGCTTGGAAAAGCCAAAGTCCTGTGAGTAGTACGTCTCAAAGTCGATCGTGATTATTTTCATTAGATTGCGCCGCCTTCAAGCTTAACTGGCGCTGAGCCAAACACGCCGCGAGGGTCCGCAAGCCCTCTCAAAATATTATTCTTTGTTTGAGTCATACTTACCCCTAAGTTGGTTGCATATTTCCCGGCCACCGTGTTTGCATCTTTCTCCTCTTCTGGGCGCATCACGTTGTATAAAACTGCGGCAATGAATCGCTCACGTGTAGCTTCGGTATACGCCACACGCAAAACTTCGCGGTCTTCGTGTTCCAAAAACCAAAACTCTACACGGGCGCCGCCACTAGGGACGGGTTCCTCATCTCTGGGAGGCGCGAACGCTCGTTGCATCATGCGCTCTATGTACTCAAGGCGCGGCCTGTTGTAAACGCGGTCCTCTTTGCCAAGCGGCCCAAAGAAATCATCAGGATTAGATTTAAGACGTTCAACAATCAGTTCAATTGCGGGGTTCATTTCATGTTCTCCAATATGGCTTCCAATATCCCAAGTTGCAGGGAGTCTTCGTTAATAACAATTGCTCTACCCCCAGCCTTTTCAATGTCGGCAAGGTGTTTGTCTTGCAGGGCAGTCGTCTTGCCCTTACCTGCCTTGGCTTCGATCGCCAAGAACTCACCGTTCAAACAGCACAGGAAGTCAGGCACTCCGCTGTTACCGTAGCCCGTGCCGATCGGCATGGCGTAGTACACGCCGTGTTCCTTCAAGATCGCTTTGATCTTGGCTTTGACTTTGGACTCAGGTGTTGTTGCCATTTTTTAGGCTCCTTTTAAATTTAGAAATTTGTGCTTTTGTTAAACGAAGCACGCCAGCATGAATTTTTCGGTGGCAGTTAGAACAAACCAATACACATCTGTCCGCTTCTTTTAAAAACGTTTTTAGCGTGGCGCTCTGCGCTGGGTTAGCATCTTTTCCAGTGGGGTCCATATGGTGCATGTCCAGCACCCACGGCTCAGTCTCACCACACACGGTGCATCCCCTTGCGCGTTTCCATTCGGCAATCTCCCGGCGCTTGGCGTCCATTCGTTTTTTCATTTCGGAGTAGTTATTTTTAATATACTCACGCATGTATGTAGCCGCATACCCGGGGTGCTCAAGTCTCCACAGACGGCTTTTTTCCGCCACACAAGCTTTGCATTGTGATCGAAGTTTTCCACCGTTAAATGGAAAGTCACTCTCGCTTTTGGTTTGGCCGCACTTGCTGCAATGTTTCATCAAATTCCTTTAGTTTGGCAATGTAGTGCCGCGCTTTGTTGGCATCGTCAGAGTCTTTTTTGCCTTGGCGCATGGCGTACTTTATCACGTTTCCGCGTAAGAATCCCCTAAACTCCTCCGGCGTGAGCACTGCCTCCATCACAGCCCACGGCTGTATGCCCATGTCTTTGTAATGCTGGCCACCAATTTGTAATGAATCTGCGCGTTCAATCATTTAAGTTCTCCGAGATGTGAATGTTTGCTAGAGGGGTTTCTGATAAATGTCTAGCGCCAAATTGTTTGTACTTTAACCCATCGCCATCATCGATGAGCCCAGCTTTACGTCTGCTCTTAAAGAGTGGATCGTTTGCAAAGATACTTGGGCGTGGGTTCTCACGCCACAAAAATGGGGAGAATGGGTGGTCTTTCATGTGTTTCCTCTTGCTCGGATTGCTGCGGCACATTCTTTGCCAAACATGTGCTCTGCCAC